AAAATTTTAGATGGCAATCCCGGTAATCGAAAGTTGACCATCATGGACTTTACAGACATGACGGAGCTTACCGGAGAATCAATGCCAAAACCAAGAGGCTATCTTACCGCGAAACAGAAAGACGGTTCCACAACACTGGCGGCAGAAATTTTCAACAATACATGGCAATGGCTCAAGGAGCGAGGGTGCGCACAGTTAGTAACTACTCAGCTTATCGAACAATACGCTCAGAGTGTGGCACGGTGGATCCAGTGCGAGCAGGCAATCAGCGAGTTTGGCTTTCTTGCTAAGCACCCCACCACCGGCAATGCTATTCCGTCCCCCTATGTTTCAATGTCTCAAAATTTCATGAAGCAGGCCAACAACATCTGGTTCCAGATTTATCAGGTGGTACGGGAAAACTGCACAACAGAATATCGCGGTGTAACACCTCAAGACGATGCAATGGAAAAGTTGCTCAATGCCCGTCGGGGCGCACTATAATAAACGGAGGAATGTGAAATGACAACTTACAAAACAGCAGAAAGTGTATGCAAAGGGCATCCGGATAAGCTCTGCGATCTGATTGCCGACAACATCTTGGATGCTTGTCTCAGAAAGGACAGAGCTTCTCGTGTAGCTTGCGAGGTTATGGCGACTAAGGGCAAAATTATCGTAGCGGGCGAAATCACCTGTAGCGAAAAAGTGGATATTCGGTTTATCGTGCGAAATGTCCTGCGCGAGGTCGGGTATAATCCTTGGAAGTTTACTGTGTTCGTATTCGTTCATCGACAGAGTGCGGATATCGCAGCCGGTGTGGATACGGCAATTGAAGCGCGAAACGGCATATGCGATCCTTACGGATCTGTCGGCGCAGGTGACCAAGGCACAGTATACGGGTACGCAACAAAGGAAACGCGAGAGTATTTGCCTTTGCCGCTAGTGCTCTCGCATCGCATTGCCAAGCGCATTGATGAATGCCGCGAAGGTAAACTTATCAAAGGCATTCTACCGGACGGCAAGTGTCAGGTTACTGTCGAATATGAAGATGGTAAACCCAAACGTGTGAAAGCTGTGGTGATTTCTGTCCAGCATGAGGCAAATAAAACGCAGGAGCAGCTGCGCACGGATATTATGAATAATGTCTTGTGGCAATGCTTTGAGGATTTCCCGATGGATGATGATACCGAAATACTCATTAACCCCAGTGGACGTTTCGTAGAGGGCGGCCCCGCTGCTGACACAGGACTGACGGGCAGAAAAATCATGGTGGATACTTATGGTGGTCTTGCGTCTCACGGCGGCGGAGCCCTTTGCGGCAAAGATCCGACGAAGGTTGACCGCAGCGGTGCATATATGGCACGGTATATCGCGAAGAACATTGTGTGGAGCGACTTAGCTGAAAGATGCGAGGTCGCTCTTTCTTATGCCATCGGTAAGGCAAGTCCCGTGGCAGTAGCGGTCACTTCATTTGGAACAAGCAAGCTGACAGATGAGCAGCTTACCTTGATTGTGCAAGAAGTCTTTAATTTGCGTCCTGCCGCTATCATTGAAAAGCTGCGTTTGCGTACAGCCATATATGAAAGCACGGCGGCATATGGTCATTTCAACTCCTGTCTCTTTCCGTGGGAAAACGTGGATTGTTATAAGGAGTTAAGAAAGGCGGCTGAGAAATATGCTGATTGAAAAGATACCCGCGGCAAAGCTCAATCCAGCTGCATATAACCCACGAAAAGACCTGAAGCCGGGTGACAAGGAATACGAAAAGCTCAAGCGCTCTATTGCGGAGTTCGGTTATGTGGAACCGATCATCTGGAATAAGACCACCGGTAACGTGGTTGGAGGTCACCAGCGGTTGAAAGTGCTACTCGACCTTGGGCAGACGGATATCGACTGCGTGGTCGTAGAGCTTGATGACAAACGCGAAAAGGCTCTTAACCTTGCACTTAATAAAATACAGGGCGATTGGGACGAAGCAAAGCTGGCATCGCTCATGGCAGAGTTTGACGCATCCACATTTGATGTATCCCTCACAGGTTTCGATGCTGACGAAGTAGACGCGCTCTTAAATAAATTTTACTCGAAAGAAGCCATACAGGATGACTTCGATGTAGACAAAGAAAAGGAAGCCATTGAAGCTGTTGGCGAAACACGAACTCATACAGGAGATATCTGGCTGCTTGGACAGCATCGGCTTTTGTGCGGTGATTGCACAAGCGAGGCGGATTTTGACCGCTTGATGGACGGCGCCCACGCTCAGTGCGCAGTTACCTCTCCTCCATACGGCGTCGGAAAAGAATATGAAAAAGCCGGGATCGAACCGTGGTTTGAAACGATGCGCCCCGCTATAAAGAACATCTGTAAAAACGCAGACATTGTCTGTTGGAACATCGGAGACCTATATGCCACAGGTACCCAGTTTATTGAACCAACCGAAATGTATAGCATTGGACTATTTGCTGACAACGGCTTTCGTCCTATCTGGATTCGCATTTGGAAAAAGCAAGGCATGAATTTCGGTAATTCACCCTATCACCTTGTCACAAATAAACCGGTGCAGCAGTACGAGTATATCACGGCGCTGGCTGCGCAGGAAACTGATGAATACAACGACCAAGAGTTTGCCTGGGTTTCGGCATTCGCCGGCCATTCCTATAAGTTTGTGAAGCGGCTCACCAAGGATGAGCGTAAAAAATGGGGCTATGCCGGTATTTGGGAAATATCTACCGTGCGAGCCAATAAAGATCACCCCGCTATGTTTCCTGTCGAGTTGCCGTGGCGATGCATTAAAATGCATTCTGACCGTGGCGGTGTGGTACTTGAACCTTTCGCGGGCTGTGGAACGACGCTCATCGCCTGTGAACAGACCGAACGCAGGTGCTATGCGATGGAAATTTCGCCGGTATATTGTGACCTCATCGTAAAGCGCTGGGAAACATTCACCGGTGGGACTGCTGTAAAGCTGGAGGTATGATATGGATATACAGAAATTATCAATTGAGAAGTTAAACCCTTCAGCATACAATCCGCGAAAAGACCTTAAACCCGGTGATGCTGAATATGAAAAGCTGCGCCGCTCTATTGAGGAATTCGGTTATGTTGAGCCTATCATCTGGAATAAACGCACGGGCAATATTGTGGGTGGCCATCAACGGTACAAAGTATTGGTGGCACTCGGATATACCGATGTGGATTGCGTGGTGCTGGACATCGATGAGCAAAAGGAAAAAGCCTTAAATGTGGCGCTCAACAAGATATCTGGCGAGTTCGATATCCCGCTTTTGACCGACCTTTTGAAGGATATCGGCGCAAGTGGCTTTGATGTATCCCTTACGGGCTTCGATGCCGCAGAGATAGATGCGTTGTTCAGGGATAGTATAGTCGGAGGAATAAAAGAGGATGATTTTGACGAGCCATTACCTGAAACGCCCATTTCTAAGCAGGGAGACATCTGGCTGCTTGGACGGCACCGTCTTATCTGCGGAGATGCTACGAAAGCGGAAACTTATAAAAAGCTGCTGGACGGTCAGCAAGCAAATCTCGTGATTACAGATCCACCATACAACGTGGACTATAAAGGCACTGCAGGAAAACTTAAAAATGACAATATGGAAAGTACCAAGTTCCACGCATTCCTGCTCTCGGCATATCGGTGTATGTATGATGCATTGGTAGACGGTGGCGGCATTTATGTTTTCCACGCTGATCGTGAGACAGTCAATTTCAGGACAGCATTTACGGAAGCAGGCTTCTTCTGTCATCAGACCTGTATATGGATAAAGAATACACCGGTCTTGGGGCGCTGCGATTATCAATACAACCATGAACCTATTCTAGTAGGCTGGAAGCCAACAGCCGGTCACAACTGGTACGCCGACCGTAAACAGCGTACGACATGGAATTTTGACCGGCCGACCAAGAGTAAACATCATCCTACAATGAAACCTGTGGCACTGTGCGCCTATCCGATTATGAACAGCTCGCTGACAAACAACATTGTACTTGACCCATTCGGCGGTAGCGGCAGTACTCTCATTGCCTGTGAGCAGACGGGACGCATTTGCTATACGATGGAGCTGGATGAACGCTATGCCGATGTTATCGTGAAACGGTACATAGAGCAAAAAGGCTCAGATACCGATGTTTATCTTATTCGCGATACACAAAAAACCGCATATAGAGATGTCAAAAAGTCTGTAGAATAACGCTTGCTATTCTACAGATTTTATGGCTCTATATGACCTGCGTAGAACGCAGAAAGGTGGTAAGTGTATGGAACAAAACACATTTAAAATCCGGTATAACGTTACCGGCGACGAGCGCAAGCGTCTCGTTCGGGCAATGGGTGACATTTTGGAAGCTGAACCTAAATATTTGGGTGCACCAAGCTTCGCTTACGAGATTGATTATTTCACTGTTGATAAAAGCGGCACCGTTGTCTTTGATAGCCGTGCTGATAGCGAGGAAATTGAAAAGCTCCTCGAACGCTTACATGAATTGGGCTTTGAAGCAGAAAAGGACGGCAGTGACACTAATGATGGCGACGAGCTTGTTATTGAGATGCCGCTGACAGGCTTCACTCCTGAAAAGCTTGATAACCTTGCTAAACTGGTCACCGCAAAGGAATCGCTACTCAAGGCAGCATTAGGTGCTGAAGATTTGCCCATTCAGCAGACAGAACACACTCTCCGATTCCCGTGGTTTAAAGGAAACTTAGACAGCGATTCGGTTCACGCTTATACCACACTAATAACGAAGCTCTGTGAAACGGCAAAAGAAAAGCAGCGAGTCAGTGCCAAAGAACGTGAGGTTGATAATCCAAAATACGCAATGCGGTGCTGGCTGCTCTCCCTCGGCTTTATTGGTGACGAATACAAGGTTAGCAGAAAAATCCTGCTGAAAAACCTCCCCGGCAGCAGCGCATTCAAAACTCCGAAAGGTGGTACAGGTGATGAGCAATAGATTTCCTTCAAGAGAAACCGTCGAACGTATCCGCGCTCAATATCCCATCGGGTGCCGTGTGGAACTGATAAAAATGGATGACATACAAGCTCCTCCTATTGGTACTAAAGGAACGGTCACGGGTGTGGATGACATTGGAAGCATAATGGTTTCATGGGACAACGGCAGCACGCTTCATATCGTATATGGCGAGGATATATGCCGGAAAATTTAATTGAAAAATACACAATTACAGTAGTTTTACGAGCAACAAAGATTGTGTAGTATATGCCGATTTATATCGTGTAATCGCCTTGCTATGCTGTGTTTTCTATGGCTATATGTAACCTACCGCAAGGGAAAACACACAGCACGAAGGGAGCAAAACACAATGTTTACAACGAAATTCGGCATCGAGATTGAGTTGACTGGCATCACAAGAGACGAGGCGGCCAAAGTCGCGGCAAACTATTTTAGCGGGATGGTTACACACACAGGTGATTACTACGACACCAAGAAGGTAACGGCTCCGGACGGACGGATTTGGAAGTTTATGAGCGACAGCAGCATTTCCTGCCAAAAGAAACAAGGACGCCAAAAGGTTGCTGCTACACGAGATTACAGCGTAG